GTTAGTACAATTTCTAAAGGAACGCCTGTATATATCAGTGGTACACATGCAAGCGGTCGTCCGCAGGTCGAAGAAGCCGATGCAAACGGTTCGGGGACATATCCGTCTATTGGAATCGTGTTTGCAGATATATCCGCAGGTACCACAGGATATGTCCTCACATTCGGAACAATTGAAGATGTAGCCGCCGCACGCTTTGTAGGTAGCGACCCATCTGCCGGCGATACAGTATACTTGTCAGAAACTGTTGGTAAACTCACCGTTGACCGCCCAACCGCAACAGGCAGTGAAGTACAGAATGTCGGACGTATTGCAAAAACAAACATAAGCGTATCCGGTGGAACGGGTACTGCTCACGTTCTCGTACAAGGACCCGGTCGTACCAACGACATCCCCAATGATATTGGAGATGAAGACATTATTGCCGCCGCGTCCGCTACAAACTACACTCCTTCCGCATCAACGGTTGAAGGCCATCTTGCGGGCATTGACACCGCTCTTGGCTCGGTTGGTGGTGGTGGAGGAACACCATCCGGCGTGGCTGGTGCTATCCAATTTTCTGACGGTTCTGCCTTTGATGACGACGACGCAAACCTGCATTGGGATGATGGGAACAACCGCCTTGGTGTTGGGACAAACACGCCAAGCGAAACGCTTCATGTGAACGGAACCATTCGCCAAACAGTAACGAGTGCAGTTCTCGTCGCTAACGGTAATGGTAACCTCGTTGCCGCAACCAACCTTACTGACACCGCTTACTCTACGACAGATACGACAGACGCGGCGGTTGACGTTTATACCGCGAGCCCCGCCGCCGCCGCCGCTTGGCAAGCCCCTCCTCCCGCGACTGTCGCTGAGGCTCTTAACAGGCTTGCCCTCCATGTCGTCACGATTCCGGGTGCCCCGCCAACGATTCCTTGATGACCTACCTGTAATCTCGCCAATACATGGACGAGGAAATTACACTAGGGTTCAAGGAATTGATTGTCGACTACGAAGAAGAAGCATATACGTCATCAGACCGTTTGGTACAATGGTTTGCATGGGAGGACGACAATCCCGAAGACGAGGTAAGAGCGTTTCTTGCCGTAACGCTTACACCAACTGGCCGTATTCAAATTGGCGGCAAAGGACCGTTTATCGGATTCACTACAAGTAAGACCATACCGTTTGAACCTTCGTTGCAAGAGGTTGTCATTTCTGGCTCGGCTTTAGCCATTGGCGGCCCCAATGTTGGAATTGGTCCAGTTTTATTTGACAAAACAACTGGAATGCTTACGAAAAGAAAATTCCGGAGAAAGAAAGGCATTTCTATTCGATGTCTAGGGTTCCTCAAGGACCTCAAGGATTTACTGGTCAAACACCGGGGAGATGAAGAACTAGACCTGTATAGTGTGGTGATTTGATTGGCCATGGAAGGTAAATACGTAACCAAACACGGAATTACTTTGGAAAAGGCTTACCTCAAAGTAAGCGAAGCAACACTTCGTTATGTTGAACAACGTCGAAGATGGTACATGGAATATACGGTATGCGTGTATGCAGACCGCGCTTCCAGACGGATGAAAATGCTACCTGTCTGCAAAGAAGTCTATGTGATGAAACTTGACCTTACTCGCGGTGATAACAAGAAAAACATCATTGAAACTTGTTATGCTAATTTTCACGAGCAGAACCCCGATTACGAGTTCAAAGATATCTAGCCAACTTTATGTCCTACTTGTAAGGACCCAAAGGTATGGCAAACGTAACCGATGCTAGCCAAAACAAAGTGAGAACCGCAGAAGAAGTGAATTTTGAAATTGCACGAGGAATGGCCGAAATTGTTCGCTCAACACTCGGACCATTGGGTCGCGACAAGATGATGGTTGATTCATCCGGTCGTACCGTAATCACTAATGATGGCGCTACCATTCTCCGAGAAACAAACTTTGTACATCCAACCGCTTCTTTGATTGTAGGCGTCGCTCGTACTCAAGAAAGCGAATCATACGATGGTACTACTTCAGCCATTATCTTGACAGGAGAACTAGTACAACAGGCAGAAGGCCTAATTCAGCGCGGAGTCCACACTACGCTTATCGAACGAGGATACAATATTGCATTGAAAGAAGCACTTAACCACCTTGATTCCCTTTCTGTTAATATCGAATCAGATGAACAACTACTACAAGTAGCAAACGTAGCAATGACTGGTAAGCAAGCAGAAGCGTACAAAGATACGCTTGGGCCTCTATGTGTTGAAGCCGCAAAGTCCACGCGTCCATCCAAGGTAAATATTCTCGTCCGACCCGGTGCAAGTGTTGAAGATTCACTGGCCACTACTGGACTAATGATTGACAAACAAATGATGAACCATGGTATGCCTAAGAAATTAGACAAAGGAAGCATTGCATTGTTTGATTGCGACCTAACACTACCTGCACATACCGCAGGGGTGAATGTCAACTTTGACAGTGGTGAAGCCGCTGACCTTTACGCCCAGAAGCGCAAAGAAGACATTTTGAAAATCGGGCAACATATTGTTGACATGGGAATTAATGTAGTGTTCTCAATGAAGGAAATTGACCCTGTACTGTCAGAATACTTTGCACGCAACAACGTAATTGCATTCCGACGAACTAACAATTCATTGTTAGAACGAGTAGCAGAAACTACCAATGCAATGATTGTATCCAGTCTAGGCGACCTTGAAGCAGAAGACCTCGGAACCTGTGGAGAAGTCGTCGAAGTCAGTAATCCCGCATGGGACAAACCCATTATGCAATTGAATGATGTTGCAAACCCTGTCGGATATTCGATTCTTATTACTGGACCAACAGAACACGTTGCAAGTGAAATTGCTCGCGCTCTTGACGACGCAATCGGCGTTACATGGATTGCTCACAACGAAAAGGCCGTAGTCAATGGCGGGGGCTCAACACACGTAAACATGGCCATGCATTTGAAACAGTTTGCAAACAGTGTTGGTGGGCTAGAACAGTTGGCCGTGGAATCCTTTGCAAACGCATTAGAAGTCATTCCTGCTACACTAGCACAAAACAGTGGATTACAACCACTACCATCTATTATCGCACTACGCGCCGCTATTGCATCGGGAATTCCTCATGCATCACTTAATGTATTCAAAGGCGGAGTATGTACAGAAGAACTAGCGGTCATTGAACCAAAGAAAGTAGTCACAGTAGCACTTGAATCCGCAACAACAGCGGCCTCGCAAATCCTACGTATTGACAATATTATCCAAGCAAAAGAAGCAGAATTTATGGAGTGAACAGAATGACAGAAGAAGAACAACCAATAGAAACAAACGGACTACCAGAAGACTTAGTCAACGGACTAGCCCTGCTACACAAAACAGGGCTTAGATTCGTAACTGTGGTAGTACAGCCAAACGGAGAATTAACCCTGCACACAGCAGAAAACTCCAATAGAATCGAGATTGTCGGAATGCTTGAGGTGGCTCGCGATGCAGTTCGGTCCTGATATGCCAATTCCTATGAATAACAACCGCGTGTTGAAGGCCCTAATGGCCACAGCACCGGACGACGAACCACCTGAATTGCAAGAATACCGCGAGCAAGTTCGTGAGAATGAATTGAACCTATTGGGTTCTATGTTGTTTCATGCCGTAGTGTTAGGAGCATGTATTCTTCTCTATACGAAGTGGGAATGGAGCCAGTTTGGTAGCGCATACGAATCTGCAACCTTCTATGCTCTTGCAGGATTCTTTGTACAGGCCGGCTTCTATTTCATGTGGCGAGCGGCGTTTGAAGATTCATCTGCACATCGACGCAAGATGCGTAAGATGCGATTGAAGAATCGCAAGCGTATTCAAGGAATCAAGTATTCTGTTGAAGAAGCCCAACAAGCGGCGGCACTACAAGCACAAATGTATGATTTGGAACGTCTTCTCAACAATACGATGGAAGACGACGTTGTTACTACTGCGGAGGGAAACGAGTTGTTGGTCCAATTACAAAAACTATCGCAGATGATGGGCCAATCTGTAACCCGTGGGAATACTACAAAACAAGTACAGCCACAACAATCTCCACAGGCAGTTTCATCAACAGTACAACAAATTCCCGGTCAAGCAGTGCAATCACAAACACTACAACCGGAAGGAGCGAAAGGCCACGTCCACAATCAACAAGTGTGAGGTGCGCCGGGATAACTAAAACCGGGGAACAGTGTATGAGGAGGGTAACCGAAGAAACGCACTGTTGGCAACACAGGTGATAACATGATTCCCGGTTCTAATCTAATTTTCCGTGACGCAAAAGACGAACAACAAGAAGGGTTAATGGAAACCCTGTTTGTAGGTCAAACTTGGCAGATGCGTTATCTGAAAATCAAAGCCTACGTTTACGGTAGCATTGCTACTGCAACAGGAATGGCAACAACGGCAACAGTCGATTACTTACTTGCCCGTTGGACTGATTACAATGGAATATTAGATTGGTTCTTTGCAGTGGTGATTTGAATGGGCTCGACTGAAATCGTATTTGCGCACACAGTAATTGCGCTAATCGATAAGACAAAGGAGTTCATGCGCTACGACGTAGGAATATATGGCCCCAGTATGTCAGGGAAAACTACACTAGACAAACAATTGACTACGCCCGGAATGATTAGGCCATTGGGAGAACAACAAAGAACACATCACAAAAAGATGTTCCTTAGTGAGAAATATCGAATGCCTCCCGAATCAGCAAAGCGAATCATTAGTGATGGTGGTCTGAAAAAGACGATTGTTTCTCGCGATATCGGTGGGCATACACAATACCAAAGTATGTGGCTACGCGACATGTACCTACGAAAAATTCGAACTGTTATCATAGTGATTGACCATAGGCACTTAATCGAACCAATAAATACCGACAATCAAGTTGCCCTAGGGTATCTTGTCGAGGCGTTAAAGAAGAAAACTAAACCAAAAGGACTGGGAATAATCAAATCATTTACACGAAGAAAGTACCGTCCCCAGCGACTTATTTTGTTAGCAAACAAAGCAGACGAATGGATGGATGATGAATCGTTTGAAATGTTTGACACAGGGATGATAGCGAACCATCCTATCTTTGATGCTTTTCGTGAGCATTTGTTCGCACTACAAGAAATGGCTATTCCAGTGCATATCGATGCAATTTCCGCAACGAAAAACTTCAACGTACAACAAGCACTGATGAAAGGAATGGGATTCCGATGACAGAAAACTACCGTGACCAAAGAATGCTAGAACTAATGAGCAACATGCCTCAGAATAGGGCGACTGAATTTAATGCAGTTGTACCCGTCGTTGAATTTAATTTTAGCGAACATGCTGACCCCGATAAAGCACGCCGACAAAATATCAAGCGTGCAATCAAAGCCCTTCGTCCTACAAAGACATGGTATACACTACCGGGAACAGGTTGGCTACCATTTATTGGACGCGCTCGTTTCAAGTATTCAAATAGGCAAGAACCTTACATTTGCGTTATCGACGGTTGCGATTGTAGGCATTTAGATTATGGCGACTTATGGAGTACGTACTTTATTGACGCAACATCAGGAAAAGTCAGACCATATATGCCTTGGTCGGGCGTACTACCTTCACGGGGAATAGAACTTTACGGAACATATTGTCCACAACATATGCAACTATACCACCTACTTAGTGATTGGATTCAACAAGAAGAATCGAATGACCGCGGCTTCTTCAAGAGTATGAAAAAGCGGGGAGTAGCATTCATTCCAGTAGTAAAGAAGCAGAATACCGACAACCAACATCCCCTTATATCTAAATGGAATCCGGTGTTTGAGGAGGCCCTCAAAGACCCGGGCATTGAGGTGATTCACTACAAAAATCCCACCACAGGAGAAAACGACATTACAACAATCGTCTTTGATAATAGAGTACTACAAACTACACCAATAAGAGGCAATTCACTAGATTCAGAATACATAATAGAACCACAGGAGGAAACACAATGACAAACAGATTTGGAACAAACTTAACACCACAAGGAACAGGCAATGCGGCGAATAGCCTTGCATCAGTATTTGGAGAAACGATGGCAGTTGCACAAAAAACTGGTATCGCTGACCAAGCAATGAGCGCCGTACAGAATCAAATGGTGGGCGGTAATTTTGGTAACGAGCAACAAATTGGTGCATTTTACCAACTACTTGCTAGCCACCCGAATGAAGTCGCGCTATTCTTGCTATCGTATACCAATGACAAAGGCCAACCTGCTATTCTAGCCGGACTTGCAGAACTGATTGAAATTGTCATGAAAAAAACATTGTTTGAATGGTTCAACGGTGATGCATTCAAGGGCGACTACGTTGACCCTGCAAAGGCCGCAGAACTTGGATATTCAACTATTACACAGGAAAATATCGATGTTGTAATCAGTAATATGGTTCCACTACAAAAAATTGCTATGGACGTACAAGCAGACGACCAACGTGCCATGCAAATTGTACAACAGGCACAGTTCCATGCAATGAGCGCGGAACAGCGTATGCAACATCAAGAACAACAAAGACAACAACAAATGCAACAATGGCAACAACAACAGGCCCAACAATTTTCACAACCACCTCAGCGCCCAAGTCTTGTAGGAAATATGCTACGACTTGGAGGGATTGTAGGCGCTGGAGCAGTTGGCGGTAGTGCCGCACAAAACATTGCATCAACCATGCTAGCACCACCATGTCAATACTGTAATGGAATGGGTTGTCAGATGTGTAGGCCACAACCTATGCAGAACACCTATATGCAGGGACAGGTTCCACCTCAATAAGGTGAACCATTATGAGCGAGTCATATCCACCAAAAGGATTTGACCCTCTTACTGCACCAAAGGTAAATCCATCACCTAGCCAAAGCCTTTGGCAAGCAGAATTGATTGCTTCTGCTACGGCTCGTAGGAATATGGAATCCGTAAAAACGATGTTTCAGCAAACCTATGGACCGTACATACAGAAACTGCGCGGTCGATTTGGCGGTGATATTAGCACAGGCATTCTTAGAGAAACAGGATTACTTCCTTCGGATTCAGTAGGTTCTCCTCGATTTAGAAAGGCAGTAATGCTACTTACGAAAAAGACCCAGATTCCGCCAGAAACCTGTCAAGGAATTCTAGAGGCCGTTCTTACAATGTATACAGAAGAAAGGAAAGTAAAGGAATCCGAACGCCGTCTTCTTCGACACAATTTCAAATCTATATTTTCAGGGGATGTACCAATTCCCGGTCAATTTGAAAGTCTTCGCTTAATTATGAAGCATCCATTAGATATGGGGGCTACTTCAGATAACCCAGTAGCATGGGTAATGGATACCCGTATTAGTACGGCCATTCCGCGTGCAATTGCATGGGACCCTCGATACGGATTGCGTGATAAAAATTGGTACAATCCATATATGCAATATCTGGAAAAGAATCCTCCACTACAACCAGACCAAGATAAAATGGAACTTCTCAAAAACTTCCAAGGTGGGAAGTATTGGCAAGAATTTGGGTCGTTTGTAAAAGTAAAGCCAGATGAAAAAACCATGGAGTATAGTCTAAGCAAGCATCCAATGGGAATAGCCGCGTTAGACCATAATTTGTATCAACTAACAGGAACATTACCAGATGCAACAGCAGGAAGAGTAATTCCAAAGAATCGTAGTCAAGTCAGTATTCTTTCACTTGCAAAGCCAAATGTACACGAAGGCGCATTCCTACAACCACTGATTTTCTTTTATGCTAAAGCGTATGGAAGAAATGAACCAACAGGGAATTATTGGAAAGTCAATGCATCGTATAGGCTACAATCATTACAGGAATCTGAATTTGGTGTTTGTTATCTTGTTCCTGTTAATCCTCTTACTGGTGGGGCTCTTGCTCCGGGTATTCCAGTAGTGCGCGTTAGGGGAACGGCTAGTGATGCTATACTGTATGCTCGCAAGTACTATCCGCATGTTATGTCAATCACCGAGGGTGAAAATCCAAATCTCCACCCAGAATTGCTAAAACAATTCGGGGGTAGTGGTGCTACCAATTTCAAACAAGATTGGGAGGTTGCACCAAGCGACTTCCGTACCAGCCAACGGTTTGCAGTTGTTGTACGCTCAACATGGGCATGGCCAGATACTACACTGTTCCGTGACCCACATTGGGAAGTATTCAGTCCTAATCACATAGCAAGCGGATTGAATAGCGAGCAAATGCGAATGCTACAAGTAGCCAGACTACAAGCAGAAGTATCTGCAACCGAATCTCCCGGCAAAATCCCAAGGCGCACTTCTTCTATTGCAACATCATTACTTGATGGAAACCCAGTTCCATCAAATTCACACAGTACAAGTCTAGCCGAGGTATACATCGTCGACCAATCTGCTGAAATTTTCATGAAGAATGCAGTACGTGAAATTCAGAAGTATATGTTGAATGCGGCTAGAAATCTTGAAAAAATTCATCCCGAGGAAAGAAAGTTCCACATGAAACAATTCAATCATGCGCAAAACGTAGCACTATGCGCGTTTGGTATGCTAAATTCGTCGCTATGGATTCAAACCGGTTCTTTAACAGGGCCATCAGCAATCCCAGAAGTGGAATCAACTTACGGAGTATACGGTGGCTTTACCAAGGAACAAGCCGCAGACGCTCACCGCCTTCTATCACCTGTTATGTCCGGAGTCCAGACAAGATTAGCACTGAAAGTACCGATTACCGACATAGAAGACATTGGTATTGTCATGAAGCAGTTCACCGGGCAATACGGTACAATGCCTGAATTGAAGATTCCAGACATGACACCTTACAAAATCGTGGACAAGACTGGTAGGTCTTGGAAACCTACTTCCGTGGGTGCTACTTTGATTACAGACCTACCGAGCAAAACCGGAGATGCAGATTTCTTCAATGTAAAAATGAAAGCGATTCGCCCATGCCATCCATACCATGTGTATTCACCCGGCATGACAGTTCCCGGAGAACAGGGCAATTTAGTCCAAATGAACAATGTATGGTCTACTAACGTATCACGAAGATTACCATTACAGGCAAGGGGATTATCAGGAAAAATGTACGGCAAAAAGCGAACAACTGCTAATACATTTGAATTCGTGGATGCAAACCTTGGCGGTTTCGGTAATGTAAGCCCCGCCGAAGGCTTTGAAACAGATAACAGCATCGGACTATCAAAGGCCAGCGTAGTTGCCGCTGTGGTAGGGATGCTTGCACTAAGGAATTGATACCATGCACAATACTTCTTCTCAAAACCAATCCATGGTAATGCGTAGGCGAATGGGAAGCCATCTTAACGGTAGTATGCCCCCTTACCATCCATCATTGGGTAAAGCATTCAGTGGTTCTGCAAACAGATTTAACTTAGGTAATATTGTAAATGAGTTCTATGCTGATGGCGTAGTCGAACCAATTGTACCTGCACCCGGCAAGTCGGGTTATCTTCGACAACCACATCTTGAAGACAATTACAATTTCATTGATTACACCGATATGCGTGCAAGTGATTTCGAAGGACTACTCCCTTCTTTTGAAAAAGCAAACCTACCCGTATTAATCGGAGCCGGATTAATCTATGTCGGTTCTGGTGCGCCCGGTTACAAAGCGGTAGTAAAACAAGCAAAGAAGATTATTAACAAACCAGAAAAGTATGTACGAACTGCGGCTATGGCGTCCGGCCTTGCAATTCTAGTAGCATACGGACAATTATACAGGTGATAATATGGTAACGCCACAACAAAGAGGACAAGTAGTCGTCAAGTCTATTGGCGACATTCAACGAGAAACAACTGTACATGCCCGTAAGGCACGACCCGCTTCTGCGCCAAAAAGCAATCTTGGCCATAGTGCATATGTTCCTCCAATGATTGCAGGTCTTGGCTTACTCAACAAGTATTGGAAACTTGCACAACATCCAGCACATACAGCGCTTGCAGGTATGTTTGTAGTAAATAGTAGTCCTGTTTCACTTAGTAAAGTAAGAACCTTTGGCGGTAAAACTGGCGCAGTAACTAAAATGGTTCTATACACACATCTTGGAGTTACCGCTGTTTCAACCGTTTGGAGTACATATAGAAGTTTGAGGAAGTGATATCGTGCGTCCAATGGCTCCTTCAACTAGCGAATTCCGTCAACTTCCTATGCGCCGTGAACCTACGGACATGGAAAAGACAATGCGCATTGGGCGCCGTAAGCGCAAGATGGCTTTAGACCGACTTGCTAACAAACAACCTGTTCCTACCTATGCTACCGATAGTTCGGAGCGAGTTAACAAAGTACAGATTGCTAAATTGCAAGGACTAGGTAGCACTTGGCCCTCCGCTAGCACAGTTGATAGTACACCCGGCGATGACCCTGCATTCCGTATTAAAGATGGCAAAACCGTTGAAACTTGGGCACGGCCAGAACCATCGCCCCAATACCAAGCAAACTACTTTGCATTGATGACAGAAATCGATAACAAATCAGCAGAAGCCGCGTTGCTTGAACAGAAACTTCATCAAATCAACGGCGATATTATCGCTCTAGAAAACCAAGGACAACCAGTTCCTCCGGCTTTGAAAAGTGAAGGAATTAGTACATTCAACCAACTAGATACTATTCGCAAACAACTAGATTCATTGGCTAGACAAATTGATGACAAAGGATATGCACTTCGTAATCGCACCACATGGGGAAGTCGAATTGGTTACAGTAGCGGAGGCTTTGTCCTCGGCGCCGCCGCATTCTATGGACTATACCTTCTATACAACCGTCGTCTATCTGGTGGACGTCGAAGGTCCGGACGTGGTGCAGGAACAACTGACCCACTTGCCGCCTTCGGCAGAATCAACGGCTAGTTTATGACCTACTTATACGGACGGATAAAACATGGTACGCGCTATTGATATGAAATATTACGCCCTTGAACCCCTGAACGAAATCCTTGGTAACAAGAAGATTACCCGAGGCCAAGCAATGAAGAAAGTGTGGGCGCACATTGACAAGTACAATCTGAAGGGCGTTGAAGGCGACACGGCCAAGTACAAGGGGAAGACATACAAAGGCGGTCAAGTCATTTTCGTCGGAGATGACCCAATTCTAAAGGAAATCTGCAAAGGCAAAAAGAAAATTGTCATGTTTGAATTAACCGCTTACATGAACAACTACCTTGAAAGCGCTGAATGAGGGAACAACATGGCTAGGGTGAATACAGGCAAGGTAATGCACTTGCATGTACTCACGGGTGCTGAAAGAGATGCCCTTACTCCAACCAAAGGAATGATAATTTACAACAGTACTACTAACAAGTTGAACTTTTACAACGGCTCGAATTGGAGAGCCGTTGATGATAGTGCTGTCTGAGGAAAGTTCATAACCAGTAGCATTATCCGAGAATTGCCCTAAGTACTATGCACCGGGGCGAGGGTTAGCATCAAGTACGAAGGGTACGGGTTTTCGGTTGCTCGTGGACACCTCCTTTCTTCCAGTCCAAGCATTTCTCCCCCTCGCCCCACCTATTCTTTATGACCGACCTGAAGGTACCGTAAGGTTGGCCTTATAGTGTAATTTGGATATCACTCCGGCTTGCGGAGCCGGTAATCGGGGTTCAAATCCCCGTAGGGCCGCCATATTCAACATGTAATTTGATAAACTAGTTTAACGAATAACAAATTGCCCGGAAGCCTCCCGGGCCGGCGCGTACTTCCGGGTAGGTCATCTTTCAGCCTCTCTCACCTTGCGTGCCGGTCCACCTAATTCAAGAACACAGCGATAGCGCCGTTCACTACAAACCCGACTACTAACAGATATTGCGTTATTTTCCAGCGGTATTCGATTTTTCGAATTGAATCCTGAACTAGGGGATTCAAATTATTTCTAAATTCTAAAAACCGCTTTTCTGTTATGGAATCTAGATTCTGTAAGATATTTTCCAAGTCTTCGCGCATCTCATCGGTCAAGGACACGTTCAGTGTAACTTCGGGTTTGAATGGCCCTGCGCCCTTCGTTGCACCTTTGGCGAACTCGCCCAGCAAGTCTTTCATGTCCATACTTATCTTTCCTCCTGATTCAGAATATGGAAGGCAACGAATCCGATAATCGCAAGTCCAAACAAGAAGTACCAAAATTCTTCAGAAGTGATTATTCATTCCCCCATTGCATATCTTTTGGGAAGTACTTGAGCATCTTATCCCCATCCAATTCATCCTCATATACAGCATGTGTTACAATACGCTTCACCTGTTGAGGATACCAACTACCACCAGACCTAGTAGTATAACCACGAGCATTAAGATAAGTAGCAACACCAGCATAAGAAGGATTCCTAGCATACTCGCGTAGTATTTCTAATACGATTTCTAGTTCTTGTTGATGGTAATGTAATTTACCTTTCTCGGCGTCATCTTCTTTTCTAGCGGCATACATACCATAGGGTGTTCTTCCTACCCATTCGTGTTCTTGCTCTTGAAGCCGTTCCATCGCAGTCTTGACTTTGATGATAACCTGCTTGCGTTCCATGTCATCCATCATGGACTTCATACGGAACATGGCTTCTTGCGTAGGGTCGTCAAGGTCGAGGTCCGGCATAGTGACAAAATGCACATTGATGCCCAATGGCCCACGGATATGTTCCTCAACGAAATTGATAGCATCCACGAGGTTACGGCTTAGACGGCTTGGGTCATAGAAGATGACGTCCTTCACATCTGGGTTCTCCTTGAGGTAGGCCATCATTGCCTTGAACATAGGCCGTTCAAGGTTTTTGCCTGAAACGCCAAAATCACACCACATTGTCGGATATTGAATTGCCTTGTCAAATTCCTTTTTCGGAATAGCGTGGATTTCGGAAAACCCCTCTTTGTCAAATGGAGGAGGAATCAATTCGATTCCGTGCGTTTCGCATAACCTAGTAATTCCGAAAACTTGGGTGTCCAGTCCTTCTTCTTGCTTTTTTGTCGAAACCCTACCATATCCGATAGCGCGTGTGGGCCATGTCTTTGCCATACTATGGGCTTAACACAAGTAGGAAATAAAGAAAGGGGTCTTTGTGTTAAGGGTATACGGGGTCAGATATACCTACAATCCTTGATTTGGGATTGTTATAAAGAAGGGACATACCTAGAAGCGCGTTCTAGGGCTTTCAGCGCATAAAGTGGGATAGTTACCCCCCAGACCCCCTACAAGGCCGTACAGGGCGTTTCTCGCAGTTTTTCCTGATTTACCCCTTCAAGTAGGGGGTATTTGGGGTATTTTTGCCAAAAGGAGCCGTTTCTTTGGTACGAAGAACCAATCGTCATCGAGCCAAGAGGATTTTCCTATCTAGTTTTCTAGAATCTTCTTTCCATATTGAAATCCTAGGTTTTTGAAAAAACCGTTGTCGTAGTATGGTCGTAGTTCCATACTGTTGCTAAATGAGGGGTTTTCGGAAATGACTAAATACTAGGGCCATCACAGGTCATTTTACCAAAGGGAGGATTACGAAAATGTATACTATCGAATGCTATCTAGAAAGAATAGGGGATTGGATTCCCTATGCAAAAGCAAAAACAGAACAAGAGGCAAGACAAAAGGCGGCAAATGCATTCCTTAAAACGCGTCATCTTTGTGTTAGAATCGTGGAGGCTTCACAATGAGCGAGGAAATGAACCGCCTAAAGGCGGCAGACCGAACACTGAACGACATTTACAAAATGTGCGAAGCAGACGTAGGACTTCCACCGTGGGTCAAGAAATTCATTGACGACCGCTACAAGTGGTATTCCATCAGTTGCCGTGAGTCTATGGACTCGTCGCATCCATGGACTGGCACTTCATACTCCGAGGAGGCTTCACAATGACGACATGGATGGTTCGGGTATGGTATAACGCCTATGACGATGAGGATTTCATTGATGAAATGCCCAGCACCGAGTATCATTTTCAAACAAAAGAAGAAGCCCTCGCTTTCAAGAAAGCCTTCAATGAGAAGTTTTGGAACCACGGTGGATGGGAACCCCGCTTGAGGGGAGGCGTCATTGTCGGGCACCAATACGTTGCCAGTTCACCTGCCGAGGGACCTTACGAATACATAATTCCAACGTTTTCTGTCGAAGAAACGCTCAACGCGGCATATGTAGGCGCAGAAATTTGGGGTATGGAGGAAGAGGAATGAATAACTGGATAATAATTGCTCAATCTTATAGTGATAGCCCCCCGGTTTCTTGGCTGGTGTTGCACTCAATCACCAAGCGCAGTCACACCTGCGAAACACTTGAAGAAGCAGAAGTGATTGCTAAAGCCCTAAATGAAATGGAGGAAGAATAATGGCGATTTACGTATTTGAAGTAGGAGAATATGTCAAAGTAGGATTTACTGCAAGGGACAACATCTGGAAAAGAATCAACGAAATTTGCTATGGCCCAAAGCCAATTGGGAAGGACCTCAAAGGTACAGAACCGGAACACTGTACTCCTTTATTGTGGATTCCAGCCGGTACGATAGAAGAAGAACAGCATTTTCATGCTCTTTTCAAGCGCAACGTCAAGATGGGCCGAGAATGGTATCCTGTATCAATGGCCGGTACTATTCTGTACATCCTTACATCGTGCTTTGGTCTTAATGGTTGTATGGTTGATTATGAAATCGAATCATGGATTGATTACTGCGTGCGAATGGAAAGAGAACGGTTTGCTAAAGAAGTGGAATCCAATTATGCCGATATACCGGAGGCTTTACAATGAAAAAAGAAAATAAAGAATATACAGAAGAAGACATTGGACAAACAGTATCGATTGTAAGTGAATTTGGGACCTATCATGAAGAACGCATCGTCATGACTTATTGCGATGTTTGCTCGGCTCGGTTCATCGGTCCTATTCGTGAAGCCGGTGGCTTCCTCGGTGGACACGCTATGTTCCACCAATGGCAGGCAAACCAAGAAGCGATGATTGCAGGGGGCTACGGAGCATGAACCTAAAGCGAGCGATATATCACTTCAAACATCCAACTGCTGATTACATTACGGCATGGTGGGCCTTTGCGGCTTTTATCCAGAAGGGCGGTGGCCCCGAAAATACTAAAGGCCTAACTGAATTCATTGAAGATACGGTCCGTGTAATGACTGATGCAGAAGGTAATTCGCTTCTGGTCATGACTACGCAAATAGACCAAAATACCGACGTTTCCAAACTTTCATTGAAGGTATTGGGGGATTGATTATGAGCAAACATCATTGTAAAGGAATAGACGGACAACGAGTACGAAACGGTAGTGTACGAATATACAATCGTGCATACGAGTATTTGCAGAAGAATGGCGAAGGAACGATTCCAGAAATTATGGACTTCATCAACAACTACGTTGGCCACAGGGGACGCATTACACAAACCAGTACTACAACACAAGAACTAGCAAACATTCTGGCAAAGTACCCTGCGTTTTATCAAGTAGGTACTACATATCGTTCCGCCATGAACAGTGGACGATACAAAATTGCACTATGGGCCTTGACTAATCCAGTAATGGAGGAAGAGTAATGGCACCTTGGGTTATTGTGTATATTATTGCTATTCTTGCGATTGCAGTATGGCTATATGCTGTTGCTACGATTAGCAATTACAATCCCCACGTCCCCAAACAGGACGAATGGAGAATTTATCGAAAACGCACATTGCGTGGGGAAGAAGAATAGAACCTTCGTTTCGGAAAACTAGGTTTGGAGAAATACTATAAACCCAACCCGATTATCACGGTTTACACGAAGGAATTGCTATGGAGGAATTGATTTGACTATACGTTGCCCGGAATGCTCTCAAAAGACGTTCACCTTAGAACGAATTGTAACCGCGAAGTGTTATTCTCGCGGTATTGACAGGGGAATTTACCATTGTACCAACCCAGACTGTGATTATAAGGAGGTAATTGGATGAGCGATAACAGATTAGAAGAACTGAAAAAAGAAAGACAACTGATTGGACACCGTATGTCGAACGGAATCGCTGACAAATACGATATCCGAAGGCTACCGTATGTCCTTGAAGAAATTGCAGAATTGGAGGCTGAGGAAGAATGAACAACTACCCAGATAACATGGATTGGGGTGCATACGACGACTACCACGACCCTAAATTGCTTTGCGGTCATCATTCAAGTGATGGTTGCGGTTGTTGGTGCGAATCATACGCAGGCGACGGTAATCAACATACGATTGATGAATGTAATCCCGATAACTGCCTTGACTACCGGTGTAAGGAATGTCAAGATGTTCCTGTCGATTACGACACCGACTTATGCCCAGAATGTCAAGAATATATGGACGAGGTGAGCGCATGAAGGAATGTCGTAAGTGCAATGCCGTATTGCCTCCCGAAGACTTCTATGCAAACGGTCGTGTTAGCGATGGACTGTCTTCCTATTGTAAGGAATGCACCAAAGCCGTCGCACGACACCATTACCAACAACAATGGTACAATGGTAACAACAAATGGTATCAAGAAAGTCTTCGCAACAAAGAGGCTCGCGCTCGGCGTACTGCCGAACGAAAGGGTCTGATGAAGAAGTGTTCTAAATGTGGTGAAGAAAAACCGGCTACCCGTGAGCATTTCTATACAGGTGCATCAAAGCACGGCCTCAAGTCGTATTGTAAGCCCTGCGACAATGCATTGAAGTCGGAGCGCCGACGAGCAAAGAAGGAGGCGAAGAAGCAATGACGGTCCGAAGAATCACAATAGAATACGAAGATGGAACCTCGGAGGTTCTTACACCGGCTGAATGGATGGGCGTTATGCTCGGTTCCCGAACACCTGCGTCGTCGGACAACACCACGAACTCATATTCAGCACTCCCACAAGAAACGTTCCAATCTGCACGGAATCTTGTTTCCGCAGTAGAAGAAGAGGAAATTGCGGTTCAAATCGAACCACTACCAGTTCCACCGCCCATAAGTGCCGAGGATACTGAAATGGTCAGCCCAGACGCCCCGGTTCACGCTTCCCCAGTAAGGGAAATCGAAGAACCTGTTAGTCGTCCTGTGGACGACCATGACAAAGCGTATCGCCAAGCAACGGTGCTACGCTTCCCATTCGGTAAATACAAGGGTCGTACCATCCTTGAATTGGTTTTAGAGGATAGTGATTTTGCCCATAAATGCTTGAAACAATTAGGCAACAACGGCAAACATAGTGAATTGGCTAACGCCATCAAAATCGTTCTTGAGAAGAACCCCGGAATCTAGATAAACGACTTGAAAGGAGGAAATATTGCATGAAGAAATACGTACTGATAGAGAAGAAATTGAAAGCGGGTAAAGAAACCTTGACACTGTCCAACATTGAAGTGTCAGTCCTTGGCTCGTTTAACCATGAGAACGAATTGCGCGCTCAATTGAAGGTGATGAAGAACCTTCAAGACGCTGGTCGCCTAGACCCAAAAATGAGCATGGAAGTACTTGAGGTGGACTTCGATGGAGAAGCCTGAAATTGTAACAGGTGTTTATCTTCCTCACGAAGTAAGTCAAAGCAGAATCAAGCGCTACTTGACCTGCCCAAAGTTGTATGAATACAACGACGTACTTCGTATCCGTCATGGTCGCGATTCCTGCGGGGCTTCGCTTCCTATGGGAACTACGTTTCACGCGGCGGCAGAAGTGTTCCATGAAACAATTCGTAAAGGGTTTGAACCTGATATGGACGTGTTGATGAATCTGATTGACAAAACATTTCGTGAAGAGTACGAAAAAATCATCACTCCAAAGAATCTAGACCATGCTCGTGGAGTACACTGTGATTCTAGTCTGGGATATGACTGGCGTCAAGTCCGTAGTGGTACGCTTATGTCTGAAGTCGAAGGGTCTGTTGAACGGGCAATCAAAAACGTTCAGTGGTGGTTTGAATGCTATACTGATGCTTACGAACGCGGAGAATTAGATATATTCAACAACATTGAAGTTGGCTGTGAAGTCGATTACCGTCGAGAAATCCCTCATATTGGTCTTGCACTTCGAGGTAAAATTGACGTAGCATTGAACCCAACGTTGTTAGCAGACTGGAAAACCGCTAATCCTAACAAGAAATGGAACTGGAGTCAAAACCGCGCAGACGGCGAATTACAGGCATCCTTTTACGCCGCTTTGATGAATGAAGAGGAAATAGAATTTGCTTACGTAGTAATCGATAAGCAGGTTCACCCAGACTTCGCTAAGACACCAAAGAAATGCGATGTGAAAGTAATCACAACTAAGCGTACACAGTCAGATATCAAAGAAGTAATTGCTATGGTTGAATGGTTTGCAATTAGTAGTGATATTCGTAACAATCATCAAGAAGGATTCTTTCACCGTAAAACTGACCCCATAGGTGAGGAATACTGTGACAATTTCTGTGATTTCAAAACACGATGCTATACTGATTTGCAAAAGGAGCGTAATGGAGAATGACGACAGTTATGGGAAGGGATTCCCGAGATAAAAGCGAGCGTTTGTCTTTGCTCGCACGTATTCGGAGGTGGCTTTCCCGTGTGGGATGATTATTTTGGATTTGACTGGTATCCTGTACAACAAGCGGCTATCTTTGGTACGCTTGGAATGATTTTTCTTGGACTAATTGGTATGACCGAAGGATGGGGATTCTTTTGGATGTTTGAACGCATTGGAACTTTCGTTTCAGCACATGAGGAAGCCGTAATCATTGGTGTTCTGGTTATTGCCATGGGAGTCTATCAATTCATTCGCTACAAAGGGGGTTATTGAATGGCTGATGAAGCCACACAAAACCTAGAACGCTGTGAAATCTGCGGCGTATTCCGTTGGGATGAAGACATTGGCGGAGTCCTAATCAAGAAGGGCCGGTTCTTAGAAGAACACCATTGGTCATACGAACCAGAATTAACAATCATGTTGTGTGAAGTATGCCATTGGCGTGTACATAATGAAGATGGATTTCACGACCATTTGAAACCCGAACAGACTCGAATGAATTGGATGATGAAGAAGCGTAGTAAACCGGGCTTCTTTGAAATCCGTAAGAAAATGGGGGAATTAGGAATTTACGACGACGACGACAATGTAGTCCGTATTATTCATTCCACCGCAGACCCATATCACACGCTAGCACGATTAGCGAATGAATTTCAAGGATTGATTGAACTAGAACATGTCTTTGAAATATTATACCCAAGTGAGGTGTCAGAATGAAAGCAGTATACATTTACGCAAACCCTAGCAAGAACGCAAAAATTGAACCATATGTTGAGGTCATTAGCGAACGTTGTAATGACTTAGGCTGGGAAAGTCCAACGGTATTTGCCGATGGATTCCCCAGTGTAAAACAAGGCGGTATTGATGAACTGATGAAAAAGGTGGAGAATGATGTCGTCGATGGTGTGATGCTATTCTCGCTTGAAGCGTGGGCGCATGAACGACATAAGTTTGTTCCCGTAGTCGGTAAAATGCTTCAGAAGGTAAATGTCCTTGTTGTAGCATGTGCGCCAACGCTTGGGCAATTGAAAGGTATGAAAGACCTAGCAAAACTCGAAGGCCTATTCCTTAGTGGAGAATATTTTTCTAACCTCAATAGCGTTGCTGTCAAGGTCGGTATGTCAAAGTCCACGAAAAAGAAAGGGCGTCCATCGCTGATGGATACTGACCGTGAATTCGTACGTCAAGTTGCAGTTCTGTACAATCAAAATCTAAGTACAAAGGGTATTGCACAAAGACTTGGTGCATCATACCATAAGGTGTATCGAGCCTTGAAGCATTTGCAAAAGGACGGTGGAGAAAGTGAAGCGTGACTTTGTTGATGAAGTCTGGGACGCACTGAATACACCGATTGATGTTGGTGGTCCTGTTCAGAAAGCGCTTATCCTTACGTTCTGTTTTGTTGGTGGTGCAATTATGGGGGCTAATCTAGTATGAAGTATCCTGCTAAAGTACAACAGGTGTTGAATGACTGGTGGCGTCAGCATGGCCACGATATGCACCGTCCTGATTGGGGCGTAATCAAACTATCCGCAGGAAACACCTATGAACATAATATGCGAGTTGCTGAAATTTGCATTTATCTGCTTCATAATGGTATTCCATTTGCAACCGAAGCAATTCTTCGATACGATGTTCGCCCCGACATTGTCTGCCCAACACATGTGCTTCCTATCATTGAAGTCCTTTGGAGTGAGTCAAAAGAAGATTTCATAGAAAAGAAAGCAGGAAAATATCCAGACGCGCTAAACAAAAAGTGGATATTAAACGATGCTTCTTTGGAATTTGACCCGATAATGTTGGAGTAATAGTATGAGTTTGAATCGCGACATGGTCAACCACCGCTTAGACCATTGGGAAAAGGTGGCCGAGGAATTTGCCCGTGCTAAGTTTCGTGGTGAAAACCCAGAACACATATCCATTCTTCTAGAATTGCTATCAGATGGTAGTTATCCTTACTTACGTACTTTGGCGTCGCTAGGCGACCGTGATTTAATCAAACAACAAATAGACCTTGATTTAGCCTCCATGCAAAGAGCAATTGAAATCATTCGTAATGTAGCGTACTTGTGCGCCCAAAAGGAATGGAAAGAGAAGGACTTTGCACATGCAATGATGTTGTTATTTGGTGGTAGTCCTATCATAGAAGAATTGTTTGATGCTGAATTGTACAAAGACAAAGAAATAAGCAATGCCGATACGCAAAATAGGGTCGAACAAGTCAGATATGTTGGCCAATATATTCAAGACCTAGATATACCGAGGGATGGTCATGAGTGATTTACACTTTACTTACGATGGCCGGCCTTGCGGAATGTTGCGAAAGATTGCATCCGAGGTTGTTAGTATTGAAGAAGAATGGATTTCATCCTGCGAAAAAGGACTTGCTACTGTTAGTTATCAAGCCTTTTTGAAACCCGTAAAAGAAGAAGTATTGCGGCTTCATGCTATCGAAATTACAGATTCTCAAGCATGGATGGTTGTTTCACAAATTTTTTCTAAAGCGGTTCCAGACTATCTTCGTGATGAAAAGAACGATGAAGATACAGAACGTAAAGGAATCGTACAGAAAGGGATTCGAGGAATTGCCGGCGTTCTTGACACAACTGTTGGTGTCGTAACGGCCCCTGTAAAAACTGTCGCGGGGGCAGTTAAATCCACTGAAAAGGCTTCATCTAGCGAAGACCAATAGATAAAGACCGTCGAAATATATAAGAACCCCTTTCAACTAGATTCGCTTCGTGAAATGGGGAGTGCCTATTCCGCTTTATGCGGATTTGATTGACGGCTTGGGAAACCAAGATTCTATGCAACTGTACAACCTTCCTATTCGGGAAGGCAAAGTGTGGTTCTATGGTCCGGGCGGTCGTAAGAAACTCAGTGCGATTCTCGACTACTACAACCACGGGAAGATTCCTCCCGGTAGTATGCTTCAAACTTTTACTGTAAAGGTCGGAGCGTTTAGTGTAGCCGACATTGAACGCACTGTGCAGAACCTTCGCGGTCCCAATGATGATGGGTATTACCACGGGCGTTGTCCTTCCTGTGAGGCTCGCGGTGGCGACACGGGCAAAGACCATTTCTATGCTAATCCAGAAACCGGTCACATTGGTTGCTTCGCGGGTTGCAAGAAGAACGAACTGACTACCGCTGTAACCAAGATTCCAGAAGAAGAACCTGCTGTTGTATTACCGAACACCAGTGGGGTTTCACAGGTATCGGAACACCCTGTATTATTGGCCGCAGAAGTTCGTGCTAGAATCAGTGGAAACTACGTTCTGTGCGAATCCATGAACAAAGAAGGTGAAACTGCGGCGCACTTCAAGGTGCCTGTTTCTGAAGTCCAACATTTTGCTCGTGCTATTGTAGCAATGTCCGTAAAGCGATTCACAATTCGTGAATTGGCCGAATCTATGGGATTCAATTGGACAGAAATCCAAGGTAATAGAAGTGTTACCAAACTAATCCATCCCCCTGTTAAGGCTTTATACGGACTCGGGGAAATCAATTACTATAAGGATGGACAAATAGAATTAAGGTGAACAACATGAAAGAAGAAACAATTGTAAAATGTACAGACTGCGCATCGAGGGACTTACTGCACGACAATAAACGAGGAGAAATCGTTTGCAATGACTGTGGGCTAGTATTAGAAGAAAACATCATTGACCAAGGTGCTGAGTGGAGCGTATTTGCTCCAGAAGATGAAAACAGGGCTCGTGCTGGTGCGCCAGTTAACTTGATGCTACACGACAAAGGACTGTCGACAGACATTGATTGGCAGAACCGCGATTTTTCCGGTAAAGCAATCTCTCCATCAACCCGTAGTCAACTACATCGTATGCGTAAATGGCAAGCACGCGCTCGTTCTAGCAATTCACGGGAACGTAACTTGCAAAATGCAATGCAAGAAATGAATACTATGGGCGGACGACTAGAATTGCCTAGAAGTATTCAATCAGAAGCCGCACTTATCTATCGTCGTGCATTGGAAGCAAACATTATCCGTGGCCGTAGTATTCCCGGTGTCGCCGCCGCCTGTCTTTACATTGCGTGTGAATTAGCCGGCGTTCCTCGCCCAATTGCTGACGTAAGTCACAAACTCCGTATGGGCAAAAAAGAATTGGGCCGTACTATTCGTCAAGTAAAACTCAAACTTCGTATTCGTACTGCACCTAAAGAAGCGAGCCAATTCATCGGACAATTCTGCTCAAAACTTGACCTCAAGCCTGAAATTGAGAACGCGGCAAAAGAGATGTTTGCTAAAATCAAAGAATTGGAATTAGATAGTGGTCGTGGCCCAACAGGGCTAGCCGCCGCATTGATTTACATTGCGGCACTAAAAGGTGGTCAGCGCCGTACTCAGCGTGATATTGCTGATATCTCGGGTGTTACTGAAGTAACTATCCGTAACAGATACAAAGAATTGGCAAACGCATTAGAAATCAATATGGAGGAATTGATGTGAAGGTTTTACCTGAAAAGCAACCAGAATGGTGGTATAACAAAATGCGGGAAACCGCACGATATTTAGCCATGCGAATCGAAGAAATGGTTGAAGCAATGGAGAACGACGATAAAGAATATCAGGAATTTTTCCAAAACCATTTTAGAGCGACTTTGCCCGACTTTTGGACAACGATTAGTCGTGAATGATGAGGTGGAAAAATGGCCGTAATTACTCCTTCAAAGACTTCCTCATATCGCATTGGCGATAGGGCTATCAAGACGGACAATTCTCGTGTTGTCGTCAAGGATAGGGATGAAGAAGGCGATGCGGTCTATTTGCAACCGGATGGGTCTTGGGCCTATTCTCCGGCTGAAGTGATTGTTCAGCAGGCGATTTGGTTTGACCCGAAAAACATCAATGAACGTGTTTACGACGAATACGAAGGCGGTTGGTCGCTAGAAAGCCATCCTATTACTACTGATGATTTACTACATGTGTGTAGTAAGTACATGGAACATCCACAATTCGTATATGATGGAGAAGGACCAGATGGGCAAAAATTAGTTCGTATTGATGTACCTAACCAATATGTTATGGGTCGTCTGATGAACAGAATTACACCTACTTACAATGGTGATGTAAAACTAGCACAACGATTTTGTATTGATAGTCCATTTTCTGTTTCGGAAACCATGCCGCGTATTTGTTATCTCGATATTGAAGCATGTAGGGCAAACGAATTCTCGAACAACAAGGGTTTCCGTGAACAAGAAATTACATTGATTGTTTGCATGGATTCGTATACTGGTGTTATGCACGCATTCGGTCAACATTCGTCATTTGTTGATAATACGACTGACACCTATGGTATGATGAAGGATATTGATTCTGAGGTGCAATTGCATCACTTTTCAACTGAACGGGCTATGCTTGATGCTTGGCTTACTCACATGGATTCTATGAATTACGACATTATTACAGCATGGAACAGTCATGGATACGACTTTCCTCAACTTTACTTTCGTATTGAAAGTAATGGTCTTGATGTATCACGCTTAAGTCCTGTTGGCGGTGTGCGCGCACCAAGTAGCCGTAATCAAGATGGCGAAGGTATTGGCGATTACAATTTCTATCTCATCAAGGGCCGTGAACGTCAGCCATATATGCATACGCAACCTTGGGATGGAATCAACGTTATCGACTTGATGTGGGCCGCTGAGAAGAAGCACCATGCTACTACTAGCAACAACCTTCCTTCTCGCGCACTGGACAAAGTTACCAAAGATGAGTTTGGCGATGAGGGCGGTAAAGCAGAATGGAAACCCGACTTCTTCGATACGGAGTATCATTTAGAATGGGACAAGTACGTGTACTACTGTCTTCGTGACGTTGAACTGATGAAGATGCTCGACGAGCGTTGGGGTATTATCGAAGGATTCCACCGTCTTCAGGTTCAAATGTGTGTACCTTGGTCTGACATCTTCTATACCTCCAAACTGTTTTCTGTCATGGGCCAACGTAAGGCCGACTTCGTTCAACGGTCTGGGCCATCCAAGGCCGAGCGTAAGAACATGGAGGATATGGAGAAAATTCCCGGCGCATGGGTGCTAAACCCAGAAACAGGTATCTGGGACTGGGTCTATCTGATTGACTTCAAGTCGCTATATCCAACCGCTGTCATGGCCGCAGACATTGGCTACGAAAACATGCAGTGGGAAGAACCCGAAGGCGATTACTTTGAAGGCGAATATCCACCAGAAAAAGAAGACGAGGATGCAATCCCTGTATATTTCCGTAAGGGCGAGAAAAACACACTGCGAGAAATTGTAGGCGAATTACTAGACGCTCGCGCTGAATATAAGCGTCTTCAGAAAGAAGCAATTGCCGCAGGTGATGAAGCCCTTGCCAAGCGATACGGTATGGACGAACTAAACACCAAGATTATTGTCAACTCGGTCTATGGTGCTACGGCATCCAAGGTCAATGGATGGGGTAATCGTGCTGTTGGTGGTTCGATTACTAAGTTTGGCCGCGAGGCACTAGAGTTTGCCCGAAAATACGCAGAAGATGAAGGGTTTACTGTATTGTACGGGGATACTGATTCTATTTACGTCAAGGGTCCAGAAGGCCTTACCCCCGAGCAACACCTTGAAACTGCTACCAAACTTGCTGATGAAATTACCATGCTATTGCAACTTGAGCATAACTCTGATTA